CAAGCTCTGGGCCGAGGGCAACAAGCTCAGGGCCGAGGGCGACAAGCTCTGGGCCGAGGGCGACAAGCTCAGGGCCGAGGGCAACAAGCTCTGGGCCGAAGGCGACAAGCTCAGGGCCGAGGGCAACAAGCTCTGGGCCGAAGCGATCCTTGCGGCCTACGGCAACATCACGCTGTCGTGGACGAGGGAGACGGAGCACGACGAGTGCACGTTGGAAAACGGCGACAGGTACGCCGAGGATCAGTCCAAAGAAGCGGATGCGGCGTAGATCACACAAAGGGGCGAGATATGCCTACGAGCCAATATCAGGTCAGCCAGTCACGGCGCGAAGTGAAGCGCCTTCGCGGACAACTCGCTAAAGCCGAGGCGCTGCAGGCGTCGTACATGGAACGCGGCGCAAGGATGAGCGCCGAGGAAGTCGGATGGCGCATCGATGATCTCAAGGCCACCATTCGCGCTGAACTCGAATGGCAGGATCAAGTGGTCGTTTCGAAGTTCAATGGATGGTCGCCTACACGGTTGGCGCGTCACCAACAGCGCCACGGCGCGTAACTCACACAAGAGGGCCGGTAGTGAGCGAGCGCATCATTCAACAGCTGTACGGGTTTGAAGTCGGCATTTCTGACGACGGGCGCGTAGAAGTTGCAATGCAGGATCGCGCAGTTGTGATCCGCTTGCAAAAGCGAGATGCAGAAGACCTCGCGTCAGCGATTTCGGCCGCAGCGCGTAGGGCGCGGCGGTAGCGACACATAAAGGGGCTGGACATGGGCTACGGGCACGACGGACTGACATTCAACGGGCTGCGCGGCGCGAACAACAATCGGCAGAAGGAATGGCCCGGCAACGAGCAGGCGGACGTGGCGTTCCGCGCGCTCGAAGTTGCTGGCGAAGCTGGCGAGCTATGCGAGAAGGTGAAGAAGTACCTTCGCGCCGAGCGCGGCATCAAGGGCAGCACGGCAACCAAGGAGGACATCGCGGCCGAGATGGGCGATCTCATGGTGTCGCTCGATCTGCTGGCGAATGAACTCGGCATCGACCTTGGCCGCGCCACGTCAGAGAAGTTCAACCGCACGTCGGAGAAATACGGGATGCGGACCTATCTCGGCAGCGACGGAGATTGGCACTTGCGCGAGAAGTTGAACGCCGAAATTTGATCCACACCAAGGGGCGAGAGATGATTGAGGTGAACTACATCATCCACAGCGAGGAAACGAGTTACCGCGTGCGCCCAAATCCCGACGCTTCAGCGACAGACGGAAGCGCCGGGATCGTCATTGAGTGGCGCGATGCCGGCGAGAAGGAGTGGACTGGCTACACGTTCATCGCTCCGAACGCAGCCATGGACGTGGCTCGCGCAATTGCATTGCTGATGACGGGCAAGCCGTCGATAGACTGATCCAACACACGAAGGGACCGTGAGGTAGAGCGTCAGCATAAACGCAGTAGCGGACTGTTCGGATGGCGACGGCGCAAACAACTGCATGTGGCGTCGGATTGGCTAGTGCACGCAGGACATGCGATCCTCATGGTCAAGAGATCAGTTGTTGACGGGCCGGGTGGGCACGGCGGGTGTGGCAAGTAGCGTCCTGCGGCCTGCTACACAACGATACCAGCTTTGCCCGCAAGCCACTGCTCGATAAGCCTAAGCTCCGCGTCTGTGACCTCGCGCTGCAGAACAACGAAACCGTAAGTCCGAGCCGGAGCGAACCCGCCAGTGGCGTTGCCGAGAATGATGGTGTTGTATGGGCCGGATGGCGCGAGCGCTGCCCCGCCACTCACGACCGTCGCGCCGTTGATGCGACCGACACGGGCAGCGCCACCACGGTTGGCAACCACCTTGGCTGTGGTGAATGTCTGCGCGACGCTGAGACGGCCGGTCGATGAATTGGCACAATCAAAGTAGGCGCTTGCCCCGCTCGGTGCGTGCATGGTGAAGCGGTTGCCGGTAGACCCTGCGACGATCATGCCGATGAAGTTGTTGGTGGTGCCGAGCACGGCGGCGCCGACGGTCGCAGCAGAACCGCCGTAGGTTGGAATCGTCGCCGTCATGTAGTCGGCCGTTCCGTCGCCGGCGAGCCAACTGAGCCCCCCGGCCTGCTGCAGCGACAGTTGGTTGCCGGCTGTCGCCTGCAGCAGGTGGTAGCCGTTGCCGCTCTTGTCGTTCATGCGCGCGACCGGCTGGCCCGAGGCCGTCACGGGAACGGTTCCGGCCGTATCCTGAAACAGAGAGGACAGGTCGCCCGGATCGTACCAGGCGAGCGCGCCCGGTGACAGCGAGGCCGGCGTCCATGACGACGATTGCCCGCCACGCGTCGGTGTCAGAAGATGCAGCGCCAGCATCAGTACATCGCCCAGATGTTGTCGGCGGTACCGCCCGTTTTCACCTGCCGCACGCGGATCGGGTTGAGTCCGACCAGCAGCGGGAAGTCCGTGAGCGTGTTGCCATCCTCGTCCACGAGCGTTGCCGTCCCGGCCGAGCCCACCCAAAGCGCCCGCGTCACCCCGCCGGCGAGGTCGGCATCCGCCTTGGTGACTTTTGTCATGCGCCCGGACGGGCCAACAGGATTTGCATAGGCCATGAGTGGTTTTCCTTTTATCCGAACAAGAGATGAAACAGCAGGCTGCCAAGCGTAAGCGCTGCCAGCAGCGCCAGACCTAGCTTGAACTGAGGGCTCACGGGATCAGCCCTTTCAGCAGCTTTGCGATCACAGGGAACCGGTCTTGAGCGAGGATGTAGACCGCTCCTGCCAGCGCTAGGATCGCCTTCTCGACGAGAGATAGCCTCTGGTCGTGCTTGGCGTGGGTCTCGAAGTGGCTCCCGTGCTGGTCGGTATGGTGATCCGAAATCACTTCGAGCCGCGTGACCCTCTCTCTCGTCTCCATCATATCGTGGTCGTCCATATAGCTCTGAGACGAGCGAGTCGCGTATCTGCGTGAGTTTGGCATGGTTCATGGCTCAGCTCTTGGTGTTCGACGCTACGCGCTCGGGTTTCGGAACGGGACAACCGCCGGCAACCCTGCTGCGGTTGTTGGCGTCGATGTCAGATGCCGTCCGCTCCGTCAGCTTGTCGTGCTTCGAGACCGTGACGTGGTTCCCGACCTCACAGCTAACAGTCGCGACAATACTCTGAGAGCACCCGGTCAGGAGCCCCAGGAGCGCGAGCGGCGGCGCGAGCTTGGCGAGCCTTTTCATCTTTCACCTGCGTCTGCTGGTTGATCGTCGCGACGGCCTTGTCGGCCCCGCGCTGCTCGACTGAGCGATCACGCACAACGCAACTGGTCACGAGCGCCCCGGCGCCGACGGCGAGCGCCGCTGCCTGAAGGCCGAAACGAGTGAGGATCATTCCGCCCTCCACTTGTCGAAGGCGAACCACGCTACGGCGCCGATGACGATGGCGAGGCCGGCGAGCGTCAGCGGGTCGGCGCCAGTGGCGAGGCCCTTCCAAGCTCCGACGTTGACGGCTGTCGTCTTGAGCAGGTCGGGCGGCGGCGGAATGCCGGCCGTCGACACGTAGGTCGCGCCCGTGCCGGCCGCTGCCGTTGCCGTTGCGACAACCTTGCGGGATAGAGGCTCCTTGCTCGCATCCACGCGCTGCGGCATCCACGGCGCATCCGGTGCGGCTGCAGGCTTCAGGAACAGTGCGGCCTCACGCGAGCGCCGCGACACGAGGCCCGGCAGCACTTTGCCGCCGCCCTTGTTCCAGAGCGCGAAGGCAGCCGCCGCCCCCGTGCGATCGCCAGCGTTGAGCCGCTTCAGCACAGACGACTTGCCGAGCGCGCCGAGACCGATGTTGTAGGCCAGCGACACGAGCGCATCGTATTCGTTCTGGTTTAGGTCGACGGTGACGAGCCGCGTCACGCCGGCCTCGATCTTGGCCAGCTCGCGGCGGAACATCGCCTCGCCCTCCGCCTCGGTGCAGATCATGCCCTCCGATACACCTTCGGTGCAGCCGGCATAGATCGTCCAGACGTTGGCCGGGCACCGATAGGCAATATACCGGCCGTCGCCGAGCTTCTTCAGCTTGCCTTCGAACGACACGATGAGCCGCAGCCCCTCGTCACTGATTTGCATGGTCCCCTCCCTTGTCCTTGGAACTCACGCACCTTACGGGTAGCAGACGAAATAGACGGTCGGCGTGATCGTTGCCGTCGTCACGTTCATGGTAAAACCAGTATAGGTCCACGCCGTCAGCGTCGCCCCGACAAGCTCGGTCCCGGCGTTGTCGACGATCGAGAACATCTTTGCGTTCTGAGGCGCATAGTACTGGTTTCCGGCCGTGTTCTCGTAGGTCAGGAACATGCCCATGTAGGTGGCGCCGTTGGTCTTGGTGCGATCCCAGATCACCGTCGACAGCTGTGCCCGACCGTTGCCTGCCGAGTCAGCAGCGAAGATGTCCATGCGCGAAGGGCGGAACCCGACACTTACCGTCACCGCGCCGGTTCCTGAAATCGCCTGCGACACCACCTTGGGACCAGACCCGTCACGATCGAAGATGTCGCTGACGAACAGGGACATCTTCGCTTCCATGACATCAGGATAGGCCGCAGCGCTGACAGGCTCGAACAGCGGAATATCGGGGTTATCGGTCCATGTCACCGGCCGTATCATCTTGATCCGGCGCACGGTTATGTTCTTCGCGATGTTGTTGGAACTGGCCCCCACGCGATACCAGCGCAGGTATCCCGGAAGTTCGTAGCCCCCGGACACGACACGGTTGTCGAGCACGGTTTCGTCCTCGAAGGTCAGGTTCTGTGCGCCGACCGTGCCGGTGTTGGCGATGATGAGACACGACGGCGTATCCGCATTCGCGAGCTTGAAAATCTGCGGCATGGTTCCGGAGCCTTCCGCCGGGGCCATCCGTTCGGACTCAGACGTGAACCCGGCATATCGGCTGTTCGTATCGCGGCAGATGTTGCGATAGGTATTGCCCTTGAACACGAGGTCCTTGCAGCCGAGCATGCCGGCCACCTGCCCGTCGCAGTCCTCAAACATATTGTTTATGAAGTGCGTGTTCTTGGTCTCGATCAGCTCCATGCAATGGGCGCCATAGTTGACATAGGTCACGCCGCGGCAGGTGTTGCCGTCGACGATCAGGCGGCCAGCCGTTGTCTGTGCCGTTCCTGTGCCAGCCTGCAGCAGGGCACAGCCCTCGACGAGGTTGTTCGAAAGTCTCTGCTCCCCCGTGCAGGTCATCGCCGCAAACACACGGTTGCCGCTGGTCGCCACGTTGTCCCGGCAAAGGTTACGGTCCCCGACCACCGTCGAGTAATCGCCCATCGTCACCATGAAGTTCACGCAGTCGGGCTTGGTGCAGTCGTGGAACGTGTTGCGGGCCACGAGGAAATCACGGCACCCGAGAATCTGCAGGATGTTGGCGCCGCCGAGGAAGGTGCAATCCGTCACGCTGCCCTTGTCGACCTGCACCATTTGAATGGCGATGTCGGTAACTTGGGTGTAGCCGAGGTTATTGCGGCGATCGACGGACGCATCACACAGCAATGCGATGTCGGCATAACCGCCAGCCGTGGTCACGGTCGGAGTCGACGTGTAGCCGAGACCGCCGTATTCGATGGTGATCGATGTGATAGTGCCGCCGGAAATGGTGCCATAGCCGTAGGCGATCTTCTTCGGGTTTCCGCCCGTAAACCTCAGGCGCACCGTGCTCGGGAGATACGGGAACGTTGCATGCCCGTTCCATCCTGAACCACCGTTGTTGATGGTGACGCTCGTGACCTTTCCGCTGGTCAGCGTAGCGACGAGATCGACACCGCTGATGCCGGACGCCAGCGCGCCCGTGCCCATGACATAATCGGCCTCGGGGTCCGTAACTGGCGTCCCATCTGCCTTGCTCAACCAGTATTTGAAGGGGCGGCTGCGCGAGTCGAACGTGATGCCCCGGACGTGGATGTTCTCATAGACGTAGTTCGGCACCGAGGCCGGCACAGCCACCGCACGCAAGGCCGGACCAACCGCCATGGTGATGGTGAACACCACCCTGCTGGCGCCCTTTTCACCCGTCAGCGTCATGCCGGAGACCAGCGGCGTCAGGTACGTCGCCCAGTTCCATGTTCCCGGCGGGATGTGGACAACGAAGCCGGGCGGACTGGCAATACCGCCGCGCCCCATGGCAATGGCGAGGTCCTTGCAACGCGTGATGACGGGACCGATGTCGGCCTCGTCGCCCGTATCCATGGCCCACGTCGTCGCCAGATATGAGCCATCGACGGGCGCCCCGTCGCGCAGCCAGGCATAGGCGGTGTTGGTCGTCGACCGCACGGCGATGATGCCGTCCGTATCGGCATCGACGAGCGTGCTGTAGTCGGCGTAGGCGACGCGGCGGAACAGGCCGGAGCAATAGCTTTGCGTCAGATAGGCGGCAGAGACGAGCGACGGGTTCAGGGTTGCAAGTTCGGTGCGTGACGCCGCCTTGGACACTGCGTAGGCTTCAGCCCACGCATTCCACGCGCTGCCGTTGTAGACGCGCAACTCGCTCACAGCACTGTTCCAGTAGAGCGCACCGGTTTCGATCGCGTCGCCATCGTTGTCGATCAGCGGATCGGACGCCTTCGATCCAAGATAGCGATCGTCGAAGTCGTCCCATGCACTGGCCGCGTTGGTGGCGCTGGTCGCGGCGTTGGTGGCGCTCGACGCCGCCGCAGCCGCCGCCGCAACAGCGGTCGCCGCAGCGGCTCCGCCATAGTGGTCATCGGCGTAGCCCTTGGACACCGCATCGGTGTCCCCAACCGGATCGGCGAGGTTGCGCAGGATGGCGCCCTCGGCATCCCAGTAGTCGGGATCGGCACCGGAGGATACGAACTGCATGCTGTCGCCGCCGACAGGATCACCGCCACCACCGCCGGACGAACCGCCGCCTTCCTGCGCAATCAGCATCAGGCGATCGACCGTGGCCTCGACCGTCTTGGCCTGAAAGGCTCCGCCATTGGTCCATGTCGAGGATTGCAGCTTGGGCGTCGCGCGCGCGATCCGAAGCGTTTCACCGGAGGCCGGAGCGGTCAGCATGGTGACACTGCCGGTCGCAGGGAGTCCGTCCGCCGTCGTTCCGCCCGACACCGTATAGTGGGTGGAAATCGTCTTGACCGTCTCAACACCTGCCGCAGAGACAAGCGTCACGATCAGCGAGCCGGTGAAGAAGGGCCACGTCACCGAGAACACGGTCGTCGAACCGTTGCCGGTGTAGTTGAGCGGCGCGTAGGCCGTGGAAACCGTCATGTCAGGCCGCTCCCTTTTGAACGATCTTGGCGGTGTAGGCGTCGCGGATGTTGATCTGGTGCTTGAGGTGAGCGACCGCCTGCGTCAGTTGATCCATGTCGAGCTTCATGCTCTCGACGACGGCAATGACGCCGCCTTGCGAGATCGCCGTCTGTTCGGCGACCTTGCGGTGCTGCTCCAGCATGGCCTGATCCGAGGCCCTGAGCGCGCGTGCGCGTTCGTCCATGGCCTCCATGACCTCGGCGGTCATGCGCAGTTGGCGGGCCAGTGTCTCGGGCATGGCGAGGCTATCGGTCACGAGCGTTTCAAGCGCCGCCATGCGGTCCATGACATCGCTCAGGGCTGGCGACATCACCTCGCTGCGCGGCACCGCCCGCAGCATGTCGCGGGTCTCCATGACCATGCGTTCAAGAGCGTCGATGCGCGGCGAGTCCGGACGGTTTTCCAGAGCGGAAACCCTTGCGGAAATGTCGGATACCGCTGCTTCGAGCGGCGACACGTCGACCGGATCACCGCCTGCTCCGACCTCGCGGATGGTCTCCTTGACGATCGGTCGCCGCGCTTCGTAGGCCCTGATCTTGGCCATCATGGCACGGCATTCTTCGGCCGCACGCTGCGCCTCGGCCTGTGCGTTCACAGCGGCTTGCGCTGCCGTGACCGCCAGATGGGTGTCGTCGGACATGCCTCGTCTCCGGTGGAATCGTCATGGGGACGCCAACGCTTACGGGCACGCTTTCTTTTGGGAGACGGCCGGGGTGCGGAGTATCGGCCAATGGGCCGGTCGCGACACAGAAAGCCGTTCGCCGATTGTACACCGATTTGATTCGTCGGTGTGTGACAAAAACGCTAGGCTCAGTTGGCCCCGAAGGCCCGCTCAAGGTTCGGCGCGCGGGTCGGGAAGATGGCCCCCGGCGGATAGTAGAAATCCGTGCCGTTGAGCTTCTTCATCAGACGCACGCGCGACTGCATGCTCTTGTGTACATCCGGGTCGACCTGCTTCTGAATCTGGTCGAGGATGGCGCGCTCGTAGACTGAGCGCACGTACCACGGCAGCAACGGCGTGTTCTGGCGCGCGAACGTCACGGCCTCGCGGCCGGTATGCGTCGGCTCGTCACGAGCATATTGGATGAGGTTCCCCGCAGTCAGGTTCCATACGTTAACAAACCGCCCCACAACTGGACCAGCCAATGTTTCGCCGAACCCAGCCCCATTCCTGTTGTAGGCCGAAGCGATGAAGTCGCCGAAGATACCGGCGCCACCCGACTGCATGAACGACTTGGCCCAGAAGTCGGGCTCGGTCATGTCCTCGGCGTCCCGCCCCTGCGTCAGGCTCTTGGACTGGCGCACGAGCGCCCCGAGCAGGGTGCCGACGATGAAGATCGCGCCCGCCGCCGCGAGCGTGTTGCGGCGCCCGAGGTTGCCGGCCAGCAGCTCGTCATAGAAACGGCCGAGGATCAGCATGGCGTAGGAGGTCGGGAAGCTCTTGAGCATGGCCGTTGAGCGCAGCATTTCGCCGATGATCGTGCCCGCCTGGTTGTCGCTGACCCACACCGCGCGGCCTTGCATGGTAGGCTCCAGCACCGCCATCGAGCGCTCGCGCAGCAGCACGCGCTGGTACTTCTCGGCAATGTCCTCGCCAACCTGGCTGGCGATGGCCGGGAACGACATCAGGGGGACGCCACGATGCGTCTCAGGCGTCACCGTGCGCAGCCTGGCCCAGTCGTCGGGCGTGAACCCGTGCCGGACCAGCATGTCGCGTGTCCACGGCTCCAGCGCCTCGAACGTGTGCGCCTTGGCGAGCTTCGCCATCCACGCCATGAAGTCCATGCCGAAGCCGACCTTGGCCGCTTGCGTCATAGGCGACAGGAACGAGAACGCATGACCCCGGTCGGCAAGGTAGCCCGTGAGCGAGCGCGTGTTGATCCAGCCGGCAAAGCGCGACTGCTGTGCAAACGCGGCGTCGACCTGATCCAGGCCAAGGCTGAACTGCAACGCTGCCTGCCGGTCCGTTCTAGTGAAGCCCTTCACGAATGACGCGAGTTGCGACACCACCGGCATACCGACGAAGGATCGTGCGGCCAGCCCCGTCGCCTGATCGGTCAGCGCCGAGATCGGGGCGAACGCCAGCGTCGACGACGAGATGACGTTGCGAATGCCGACCATGCCGGACGCCAGCATGCCATCGACGGGCGTGTTGGTGTGTCCCGTGTAGAGCTTCCACATCTCGTCGGCGCGCTTGATGATGCGGTTGGTGCGCGTCACCGGATCGCGGCTCATGACCGGGAAGTCCTCGGCGATCGTCGCCATCTCGTCGGTCAGCTTTACGATGCGCTGCAGGAGGTCCATCTTCTCCGGCGTCATCGGTCCCTTGGCGATGGCGTCGTGCATTTCGGCGTGGGCGTCGCCGAGGCGCTTCTGCAACTCCAAACGCCGCGCGGCGTGACGTTGCTTGCCCTGCAGCGTGTCGAGTTCGGTGTGGATGTCCGCAATCTTGCGCAGGGCGTCGTCGATCGGCCCCTTGAGGCCCGCAGCCTGTGCCTTGAGGTCGGACACGAGGTCGGCAAGGTCGTCGTAGACCGAGCGCGCCGAGCGGGTTTCCAGCGCCTCCTTGCGCAGGTGTTCGATCAGGCGCGCACGCACCAGATCGGGGTTGGCGCCGAAGCGCTTGAGCGCGGCGATGTCGCGCGCCATGGTCTGCACGTGGCCGACCATCATGGCATAGAGATCACCGCCGCCGAAGTCGCGCGTGTACTTGAGGTAGGCGTCGGCGTTCTTGAAGTGCAGGACGCGGTGCTCGGCGTGGCGCTTGTAGAGCGCCCCCTTGCCGGCCCGGCCCGTCACCTCGCGCGTGTTGGCGCCGCCCGTCGTCACCGTCACCCAGATGTCGGACAGCAGGCTGCGCAGGTCGTCATCGCCAAGACGGTTTCCGGCACGGTCGAGCATGCGGTCGCGATCGAGCATGCCGTCCGCCATCATGTACTTGACCCATGCGTCACGGCCCGCCGTCAGCAAGGCTTGCGCATCGTGGTACTGCGGGGCGATCCAGCCCTTGAGCTTGCCAATGTCGCCGCCGAAGGCGTTGAACTGCTGACGCAGCCACTCGGCGCCGTCGAGCCAGCCCTTGGCCATCTTCTTGGCGATCTCGTCCCCGGTGGTCTCACCCGCTGCCTCGCGCATCATGTTGTCCATGCTCACTTTCAGCGTTGCCGAGCCGACATACTTGCCGGTACGACGCTTGTCCCCGGTGATGGCGCCCTTGCGCGCTTCCCAGACGAAGGTACTCATCATGCGCAACGCTTCGTTGGCAATCATGGTCTTTTCCGACCAGAGATCGGCGCCCGCGAAGCCGCCCCGGCCCTTGGTTTCGTGCATGCGCAGGAAGGCATGCGCAGAGTCTTGTTCGCCACGGTTGTTGCGATGCGCGCGGAATTCGTTGAGCGCCAAATCCTCAGACCTGGCGTTGAGCAGGGCCGCGCGCTTGCGTTGCAGGGCTTCGCGCTGGTCGATACCGGCGAGCTTGAGATCGGCCTCAATGGCGGCGAGATCGTCGGCAAGGTCGGTGGCGCGCTGGTTGGCGCCGGGCTTCGTGCGGCCTTTGGCGTCGGTCATGGCGAACAGCGGTTTTTGTTCTTTGTATTTGGACAAAGGCTGCCAGCCCGATGCCCTTCTTTTTTTGCGTTGCTCTTTAACGTCAGCCAATACACCCGCGCCATAGATGGCCTTTGCTGGGTAACTTTTGACGTCCAGCAATGATATTGTACCATCCCGTTCGACCTTCACATACCCTTGCGACAACGTATCCGGCGAACCGCCCAGTTGAGCGTCCCTGAATTGATAGGTTCCCGCCTCTGGAAAGCGCCACTCAATCGTGCCGCTCTTTCCGCTCGTGCTAACGCGGTCAAGATTACTAAACACAGGCAAACCCGTATCGATGTTTATAACCTGCGCCGCTGCACCATATCCACCCCCCCGGATGCGTGTCTCAAAAACGGCTATGTGCTTGGGTTCAGGTTGGTAATCTTGTTCCCGACGCAGCGCGAACATCAAATTCGGGCTGCCGCTCTTCTTCGGATCAAAAGCTGCGTCGGTGGATCGTATCTGGTTCGGATTGAATACGACCATCGTATCACCGGACTCGCTAAAATTGCCGTCCGGGAAACGTACACTGTCGTATCCGTTCCGTTCTGCGTACTTTACAATTGACACGTTGTCGGCGTAATCTAGCGGCTTTCCCTCATGGGATGGAACAAAGCCATCGGCCCCGTCGTTTGCGTTCTCGACAACGAATGTTTTTTTTGTCTTGAGGAATACAGAATGAACTGCTGCGTCATCGCCTCTCGCATAGTTGGCTGCGTTGCTTAAGTCGGTGGTAAACCATGCGCCGGGGTCTCGCCGACCCGTTTCTATGACTTCAAGATCGCGCTCGCTTGTTCCATGATACCAGACTTTACTGGTATCGAATCCCATCGCCTCGGCGCGCCGCTTCCGAGCCGCCGGGCTCATGTCGAGATCAGATCGCATCGCGAACAGCGGCTGCACCTCCTTCATCACCGAGGCCACCACATCATCCCCGCCGGCAACGTCCGCCATGATCCGGTTGACGAGCCCCGTCATCGCCTCGGGCTCGAGGGAGTCCACACCATAGCGTTGTGTCAGCGCCTGAACGCGGTCGGTCAGCGTCGCCACGATCTCCGGGTTACGGCTGACGATCTCCATCACATCGCCAGGTTCGCGCACCGCAGTCGTCAGATCGACCTGCTGCACCTGATCGATGATGTCGGCAAAGGTTGACCGGATGTCGTCCGCCATGTCCTGCGGGTCGGGTCGGGCCTGCTGCGGACCCGGCGCCGCTTCCCGCGTCTCGACACGCACATCCGCCTCATCGAACATGACGAAGTTGTCGAAGGTGCCGTTGCGCGCCGTGGTGTTGGATTGCACGTTGCCGCGAATACCCGCATCACGCAGGATCATCGAGGCGTCACGCTCGCCTTTCTTCTTCGCCAGTGCGCGGTAGACAGATTCTCCCGTACTGTCGGCATCGACCGAAAGGCGGTGCTCCGCCGCCACGGCCTCAACCGCGCGCCGGATCGTCTCGGGCTGATCCTTGAGCCGTGTCTCCCAACGCATGAGCTGATAGGGCTCTGCGTCGAGCGTCACCGTGTAGAGCTGGGGCGATCCGCTGTTGTTGCGGGCGATGGTATGCGCCCAGTTGGCCCCGACCTGCTTGCGGCTCGACGCATAGAAACCGAACCCGTACTTCTGCGACTTGGCCCCGGCGTTGACGAAATCGAGATCGACCTCATCGAACAGCGCATTGGTGCCGTGGTAGCCGGTGAAGGCGAACAGCGGCTGGCCGTCCTCGGTGATCTTGCGCTTCACATCCGGCGTGATCTCGAACACAGTGAAACCGCTGCCCGCCATGCCTTTGGACGGGGTTTCAAGCTGATCGACTTTCACCGGATCGGGCGATGCCTTGTCGAGCTTGCGCAGCAGGTTGCGCAGGTTCTTCGGAACGATCTGGTCGTAGAACACCGCGTTGCCGTCGCTGTCGCCCTGCGGGTTGTAGGATTCGACCGTGCGGCCTGACGGAATGGCGATGCGATCCGCATCCGCCTCTGCGGCCTGCATCAGAGCGCGGCGAAGGGTGGTGTTCACCCACTGGTCGGTGGTGTTGACGAGGGGATGACCAGAGACGGCGGACTCGGCCGTTCTGATTTCCGCCTCAACGCGCGTCATCTCCGGCTCGATCTGACCAAGACGTTCTGCAAACTCGTCAGGTGTACCACGTCGGAACATGGAGCGGAGCATCTCAGGTATTTCCGCCTTGGGAATTCCGCCGCGATCCTTGGCACGGGTGTGGACTTCTTCAATAAGGTCCGACCACTGCCCCTGCAACGCCTTCAACTGTGCCCTCAACTCCGCGATCTTCGCCTCGTCCCTGACGCCGCCGTCCCTGAGCTTCTGGCCCCAGTCGCTCTGGATTTGATCGACGAGATACACGGGCCGTCCGTCGGCATCGCGGACCATGCTCGTCATCATGTGGCCGGTGATGTTGGGCTCGGAGAAGTGGCCGGATTGGAAGTTACCTGCGTTGGCCTTGTTCATCCTGCGCGTATAATCCAGCAAAGTCGTGCGCAGTTCTTCCATCCGTGCGGTCTCGGCGGCGCTTCGGCCGTC